CGGTGATCACCGCCGACGATGCCGAGCAGGTGATGGCGATGGGTCGCGCAGTAATGCGTCACCCTGCTGCTGCGATGCTGCTCGGGCTGCCGGGCAAGGCTGAGACCACGCACATGTGGACGGATGCCAGCACTGGGCTTGAGTGCAAATGCCGGCCGGACTGGTTGACCGACGACGGCAGCATCGTGGTTGATCTCAAGACCACTAAGGAGGCCAGCCCGCGGGGGTTCAAGCAAAGCGTGGCCAATTACTGCTACCACGTGCAGGCTGCTTGGTATCTGCACGGGCTCGAGCAGGCCACCGGCAAGCGGCCGGATCAGTTCATTTTCATCTGCGTGGAATCCACCGCACCATTCGCGTGCGCTGTGTATGCCGCCGATGCGGAGATGATCGAGCGCGGCCACGATCAGGCGATGCGTGATCTAGCCAAGCTGGCCGTCTGCAAGGCCGCTGATCACTGGCCGAGCTACAGCGATCAGATCGAAACCATCAGCCTGCCGGGTTGGATGACCGGGCAGCCCGGCCAGCAGCAGGCCACCACTGAAATCGAGACCTATTAAATGGACGCACAATCAGCCATTACCACCAGCTCCACAGGGTCGGTGTTCAGCGGCATCCAAGCCTTCGAGGATGCGCAGCGCATAGCAAAGGCCCTGGCCAGCAGCACGCTGATCCCGCCTCAGTTCCAAGGGCAGCAGGGTTTCGCCAACTGCTTGGTGGCGCTTGAGATCGCAGGCCGGGTGGGCATCAGCCCGTTCTTGGCCATGCAGCATCTGCATGTGATCCACGGCCGCCCCAGCTGGAGTAGCAGCTTCATCATTGCGATGGTCAACGGCTGCGGTCGGTTCAGCCCATTGCGGTTTGAGCTCAGCGGCCAGGGCGACTCGCTTGCTTGCTATGCGGTCGCCAAGGATCTGGCCAGCGGCCAAGAGCTCAAAGGCCCCACCATCACGATGGCGATGGCCAAGAAGGAGGGATGGGCCACTAAGAGCGGCAGCAAGTGGCTGACCATGCCTGAGCTGATGATCCGTTACCGGGCTGCTGCCTTTTGGGGCCGTCTGTATGCCAGCGACATGTTGCTTGGGATGCAGAGCCAGGAGGAGGTGCTCGACGTGGAGCCGGTCACGGTGACGGCAGCGCCAGTCACCAGCGTGGCAGATCTGAATGCTGTCATCGCTCAGCCAGCATCCGAGCCGGTGGCACAGGCCATAGAGACTGATCAGGATGAACTCTTCTAGTTACCTCACCGCCACTCAGGTGGCGCAGCGTTGGGGATTGCACCCTGACACGCTGAAACGATGGCGTGATGCGGGCAAGGGTCCGCCGTACTTCCGCACTCCCGGTTTCGTGCTCTATCCCCTGGCCGAGGTGGAGCGCTACGAACAGGCCAACACCATCAATCCCGAAAACAAATGAGCTTCAAGCTGAACCTGTCCATTTTCAAGTCCACTAAGCCCGAGAGCAAGGTGGATTTCAGCGGAATGATGAACGTGAAGGTGGAGGAGCTCGACGCCTTCTGCGCATTCGTGATGAGTCAGACGCCTGATCAGTACGGCTCGGTACAAGTGCCGATCAGCGGATGGAAGAAGACCAGCCAGAAGGGGCTGGCATATGTGAGCGCAGTGGCGCAGCCGCCGCGTGATTGGGTGCCGCCTCAGGCTGCTGCGCAGGTCACTCAAGCAGCGCAGAGTCTGGCTGCTGCCACTGATGGAGTGATGGTCGACATCGAGCCGGATCTGTTTTAGGTCCGACCCATCAGCTCGCATTCAAGGCGGGCGATTTCATGAACGGCCTGCTGCAGCAGTTGTTGCTGATAGCAGGCTTGCTTCAAGAGTGCTGCGGCCATCACGCCTGCATCTGGACTAGCAATCAAGGTGCGGGCTTGCTTTTCGATTTCAAACTGCTGCTCAGCTGTCAGCTGAACTGCCATCCACTCACCGAAGTTCATAGTGCCATAGTGGTGGTGTACATGATCAGGCTAGCTGAACAGTGAATTGCCCCCGGTGCAGTTGCGGTGAGATCCGCGCAACGTATACCAATGGCAGGTACGACGATCGGGTGATCAGGCAGCGGCGTTGCACCGAGTGCTGCCACATCTGGTATACCGCGGAACTGCCGGTAAGCGTGGCGGTAGTGGGCTGGGAGCGCACGCAGGGCACGGGCAAAAGTGTGCCAATGCTGCGCGTCCCGGTGGAGCTGGCAGTGGGCACTGACGCAGTGTGAAGAGATGTTGCACGCACCCTGGCACGTGCACCGTCGACGGTGTATGATGGTGTCACGAGGGAAGGGGACCGCCACCTCGCTAAAAACGCGGCCAGGGGGAACAGAGCACACGACCCGCAATCGAGCTCAACAGGGCCTGACTAAGCCTGCACCGCCGGTTGGCCCGGCACTCCATTCAGGCCATAAGCCGGATAGCGCGCCCCGGATTCTCCGCTGTGGACAAGAGAACAGCCAGCCCTTACCGCCTCAGCGAGCTGCGATCGCAGAGGTACCTCTTCACATACTGCCCCATGCTCACCGCCACTCTCCTGGTGATCTGGAAGCTGTTTCTACCGCTGCTGCTTGTGGTCGCAGTGATCGACTGGTTCACCGCCAGCGACGATCGCCGCGTCCGCATCCTGCGGCGCACTGGACTCACACAGCAACAGATCGCCATCCGTCTCAATCTCTCCGTCTATCGCATTCGCAAAGCGCTTGCACAATGATCAACCACATCAACAACGCCATCTGCTGCCTGATCGCTGCAACCGTGTTCGCCATGATCGGCATCGAATCCGGCGCGCATCACAGCCCGACTCATTCCGGCACACAGCAGGTAGTGCGGCATGACTGAACCACGCCGCTACTACTTCCGCATTCCAAGTGCCAATGTCTTTGAGTGCGTGACCGCCACCAGCCTCACGGAGGCAAAGCTCATCGCCGCCGATACATGGCTCGAGTGGTGGTCAGAACTCGAATGGATCAACGTCGAAACCGTTACTGAAAGCATTAACTATGGCTGAAATGAAAGGCGCCCTTTTCCAGTGGCGCACTGATGCAGAACAGGTCGGCAACTATGGCGAAGGTGTCAGCCGTCCACGCCACAATGCCCGGGTGCGTGATTTTAAAGTCACCATCCGATTCCGGGATGCACGGCCAATCACCTGGTACACGCGCGCCGAATCGAAGCGTGCTGCTGAAAAGTATGCGCGCAATCGCTGGCCAAACGCCTACGCAGTGGAGGTGGCATGATCCGCTCTGCGTTGACTGTTGCAGCGCTGCTACTGGCCAGCCCAGTGCAAGCCCGGCAGGTGACTGCCACGGTTTACGACGGCTGGTATCACGGCCGCCAGACGGCATGTGGCACCACTTACCAGCATTGGGGCGTATCCGCTGCGCATCCATGGCTGCCATGCGGCACACCGGTGCGCGTCAGCCACCGCGGCCGCACGCTCACGGTGCGCGTGACCGATCGGTGCGACTGCGGCTCGCTGGATCTCAGCGCCGGTGCTGCCCACCGCCTTGGTGTGCCGCTCGATGGCATCGCAACTGTTCTCATCTCGCATCCATGAACACCATCCGCAACCGACTTGAACAGCTGCTCACCGACTCTGGCGCCTACCAACAGGGACGGCAAGATGAACGTGAACGCCTGCAGCATCTGATCGACATCAGAATCGATCAACTGCAGATCATCGATCGCCATCATCGGCAGCAGATCTGCGCCGAACTCCTACAACTGCGCCAACTGCTTGAACCATGATTGAATCCGTCAAGCTCGACCAGATGCGCGCCGACATGATGGAAGCGCTCTATGAACGCAGCGGCCGCACCTGCAGCACCTACACCGGGCTATGGGAGGAGTTTGCGCTCGACCTAGCAGCCAACTTCCGCGACACGCCATACACTGAGCTGCTTGCCCGTGTGGTGCGCGCCATGGATGCCACCGAGTCAGTGATGACGCAGAAGCAGGCGCAGCAGGCGATCGAGATCTGTCGCCAGCAGTTGCTTGGTAATAAGTGGCGATGAGCCGGCCATTCAAACGCGGTGAGGAGAACGTCGCCGTGATCCTGAACGAGGAGCTGGTGCGCGAGCTGCGCCAGCTTCGCGCTGAGGGGCTGAGCTATCAAAAACTTGCTGATCGCTACGAGATTGACAAAAAACACGCATGGCGCATCTGTCAACGCATCGCATGGAGCTGGCTCGAATGACTCAAGAACACCCGATCACTCCGTCGCCTGAGTTGGTGCATCAGTGGGCCGGATACGCCAAGGGCTATAACATCCCCAAAACCGTTATTAAGTACACCGCCACCCAAGCAGCCCGCTGGGGCAGCGATCAGGAGCTGGAGGCGTGCTGTTCGTGGGCTGATGCAACTGGCTGGTGTGGCGCTGGTGACACACTACGCGCCGCCCGCCGCCTAAAGCCACCGAGCTTGACGCCAACTTGTAAGACGGGCTTACACGTTGCCCAGACGTGTCAAACCTTCCGGGATTTCCAGACAGTTCGAGCCAAGCCTCGTAGTCAGACCCACTACCCATGCCAGACCCAATCAACCCATCGCACTACCGCCGCGGCCCAGTCGAGGCAATCGACGTGATCGAGGCTGCCATCACCGATGCGCCTCACATGGTGCCCGCATACCTGCAGGGCCAATCGCTGAAATACCTGCTGCGCATCTGGTGCAAGGGCAATGCGCTCGAGGATGCCCGTAAGTGCCAGTGGTATCTCGCCCGTCTTATCGCCAAACTGGAGGGATGATGACTCGCCTGCCTGGCTTGAATCTGATCGAGCGGCTGGCGCTTCGCATCCTGTCGCGCAGCCGCAACACCGGCTTGGTGGTGGTCAAGCCCTATGGATATGGCTGCATCTATGTCGCATCAGATGGCACTGACCCGGTGGCTGCCTATGTGACTGATGGCCCGGATGAACCAGCCAGCATGTTGCTCGAACGCATCTATCACCAGCCTGCTGCTGGTGAGGCGGAATGATCAGTCTGCACGGCGGTCGATTATTGCTGCTGTGCAGCCGTACTGACCGCACATGGCACGCGCGCGTGGTGCTCGGCCCAAAACCTGAACATCAGATCGAGCTCGATACGGGCGCGGTGCAACTGCAGTCGGCATTGATCAAAGCCCAACACATCTACCAGGCTGCGCGCGCAAGGCTGCGTCCTGCTGGTGAGCCGCTGATGTGTTGGGATTGCCAGCATTGGCAGATGCGCCATCAGCGCTGCGGGTTGGAGTTGCCAGAATCAAAGAGAAGCGGCGGCCGTTATGCGGCCAGGTGTGAGCTGTATGTTCGGCCCGGAAGTCATCAGCCGCACTGACCGAGACGGCGGCTACATCGAAACGCTCATGCCCGTGCATGGTGAGGTTTACTACCGCAGCTGCGTGGGTGGCACCTGCCGTTACAGCTCAGATCTGTGGCAGGCCGAGCTTTATCTCGATCACCTGCTAGGTCGCTGATGCTTCAGGATATCCTGCTGCTGGTGCTCGAGTACTGGGCGACGTGCCTGATCGCGCTGTGGGTGTGCAGCAGGATTCTGCCGTGATTGTGGTGGCCGGTGGCTGATCCTCACGCGGTGTCAGCCTGTTGCCCGCAGCCGGCCTCTACGGGATCGCCTAGATCCTCAGAGAGTTCTAGGCAGCCAAATTAGCGTCTTCCGCGATCCACTGCACGATTGCCCATTCGTTCAGTGCAGACCAGAACGGCTGCGCTCTGTACCAGTCCACCCATGCCTTATGCCCCTTGCTGGAGTTGCAGCCAAGGCAACAGGCCACCATGTTGTTGCGCACCGTAAGCCCGCCGTGCACCTTGGGCACCACGTGATCAAGCGTTGGGCTGCGTCCTAGATCATCGCCGCAGTAGGCGCATCGGTAGCTCCATGCCAGAAGGATCTGATCACGCGCTGATCGTCGTGTGATCAGCCTCGTGCCATCAATGTGGTGTCGATCCACAGAGATCCTCAGGCACCGGCACGCAGTTCACTTCGATATCGATGATGTCTTCATCGGATCGGACATGCTCAGCGATTTGACTGTAGACATCACCAGGTATGTCATCGGCTGGCGTGTCTGATCGGATGAAGATCTTGGCGGAAACCTCTAGGTAGTAACCGGGCATAGGCTGGCCGCCGCTTGGTGCACGGTAGCGGTCGCAACCGAGTCTCACGGGATTACAGAATTGCTGCGGGATTAGCCAGCAACATTCGCGCTAGCGTCCCGCGATGCAATACATCCTCCGCATCGGCCCGTGGCATATCGGGCCATTCACCACCCATCAAGCCGCCAGTCACTTCGCCGAATCACACGGCTGTGATGACTACACCATGATTCCCATGGATGATCCGGCCGAGGCGCCCGGCAAAATCTACCGCTTGCGCATGGCGCCGCTTGCTACCCCTTGGAACCCGTGACGCCTAGGTCTGCGTTATATCTTCCGGTTTCCGCGTAGCTGCGTTCTACGGTGCCACTGACCAGCAGGAACTTCATCTGCCCAATCCGCAGACCAGGCCAAATCGGCAATGGATGCAGACGACGTTGATTGCGCAGTTCCATCGTGAGCCTGCTGCCAAACCACCCTGGGTCTGCCCATCCGGCTTCGGCATGATCCCATCCCTCGCGTGCGCGGCTCGACTTCAGAACAAACTGAGCGCCAACATGATTTGGCAGGTTGAAGATCTCCTGCGTTTCAGCCAGGAAGAATTCGCCCGGCTGGATCCAGAACGGATCATCCTTGCTGTGGCCATGCAGCTGCACCTTCTGTAGCTCTGGTGTGCTAGCCACCTCCATCATGATCTGACCGCCGAGCGTCACGTCATAACTAGCTGGGTTGAGCTGCTCCTCGTTGTATGGCTGCAGCATTGAATGCTGCTTGCACAGCCGGCGAATCTCATGATCAGGCACGAGAGCCATTAAATATGCCTCCAGGTCTTGCGGCGCAAGATCTCGTCAACAGTAGTGAAGCTTACTTCTAAATCGGCTGCCATGTTTTTGACCGAGCATCCCCGTCTTGCTTTGGGTTTGTAAAGAGCACGGATGCAGTGCACTTGCTCTTCGGTCAGCTTTGCTCGTCCATTGCTTGATCCCGGCTTGCCTTGCTCCTCATTGGTCTGCCACTGGCAGTTACCAGGCTCATAGTTGCCATTGTCTCCAATGCGGCCGAGTGTCTTACCAGCAGGGCGTTCGCCCATGTCTTTAAGAAAATTTGAGAATGAAAGCCATCTCTCACAAACGGTGACGCCAGCGCCGCCATAGTGCTGCCATCTCACTGAAGATGGCTGAAAACAGCGGCTTTTCATGGCCAGCCACGATTGATATGTAGGCGAATAGCCGTTTGTTGCGTGGCCGTGGTTTTCTTTTGGTCGAATCATCTTCAATACTCCCAACGGAGTTTAGGGCGGCCAGAGCGGATGCCCAGATGCACGAATCCTTTGTATGCGCCATAGCCGAGCGAGAACGGCCAATGCTTGTCGCACCAGTTCTGCACCACGTAAGTGTCCTCACCATCGATGTAGAAATCAACTGCGCCACATCCCGGCTGATACAGATGCTCGCTGTTGCTGGCACCACCAGCCTGCCGGTTGATCGCCTCAGGCCGATAGCCGGATGTGATCACGATTGGCCGCCCACCAAACTGCACGCGCACCCGCTCGAGGAATGCCGCCAACTCTGCTGCTGTATCCAGCTGATGCTGCGCAGTGAACCGCCTTGCCTCCTGATCCAGTGCGAATTCTCCCAGCCTGATGTGCGGCGTGACGCGTGCCGTGAATGGGCTGCCAGGTCGCAGCTTGGCGGTCTCTGGTTCGGCCGCGGCCTGATGCTGCCCCCAGAGTTTGCCCTCAGCGCGGCGACGGCGCAGCAGGCCAGCCTCGACGTTGGTGCCAGGGTTGCGGTAAAGATCGAGCGCTGCGGGCACTCCTGCCCAGTCACGGTCACGCAGGCACTTGCTGATGGTCTCAAACCCGGCAGTGCCGTAGAAGCCAGAGCCAAGGTTGTAGGCGAAGCTCACCAGCGCAGATCGTTGATTGTCATCCATCACATTCCAATGCGGGATGGTGCTGCGCAGCTTGTCAGTGATGCGGTCGATCTCAAGGCGCAGCAGCATGTCGGCCTCGATCACGTTGATCATGTCTCCACGCTTCACTGACGTGCCATTGCTGTAGCGCGTGGTGCCATAGCCGATCGTCCACGGGTCGCCGCCTGATAGCGAGTCAGGGTATGCCGAGAGATGGCAGCCCTCGAACTCTTTGATCAGCGCGATAGCGGCAGCTAGATCGGTTTGCTTACCGTCTTGGCTCCATGTCTGGAACCAGTCCCGATCGCGCCGCATCACCGCGTCGTATGCATTGGCGGCCAGCTCAGCCTCTAGCTGCTGAATCGCAGCAGCCTGATGCGGCAGTGCTTTGTAGTACTTGAACAGCTGTTGCAGCGTGATCGGTGCATCGTTTGCCATGACTCAGCGGCGCTGCTTAGGAAATGCCAGGCGCAGCACTTGGAATAGCAACTGCAGCCAGCTATTGGATTTCAGCGGCGAGACGGCAATGATCTCAGAACCTGCCGCAACCACGATGGCAATCACCGCAACGGTGGTGGCGTGATCCATGGCTAGCCGGCTGGTGGTCGTGCTTCCAACTTAGAGACGCGCTGCTCCACCGTCGATAGGCGTCCGAATGTTTCCTTGCGATCTTCTTTCATATCAGTGTGAAGCACCTCAAGCTGTGAGGCGATGTGCTCCACAGCTGAGGTGAGTCTGATCACGGCTTCGCGGGCCTCATCTGATTTGCGGCTGAACCCAGCAGCGCCCATGGCTGCGACTGATATTGAAGCGCCAGCGATGGCAGCAATGACTTCGATCATGGCGCCATGGGGTTGCCTGTCCAGCTTACCGACCCTGCCCGCGTAAGGGCTTCTTGCCGCGGCGCCGTGGGCGGCTGCGTTGGCCGAACCCTTGGCGCGTCGTCTTAGGTGGCCCTGGCTGGTGATCAATCCGCGCGGCGCCGGTCTTGGCTTTTACTGCCATGGCAGGCCTTGTGCGGTGGTTGGTGTGCGCTGTTGATCCAGTTGTGACTGAAGCGCAGCTTGAATTTCAGCGATCTTTTCATCACCGCCGAGCTTCTCCTTCACCCAGCCGATCACCACTTCGGGCGTGAGGTCGGCATAGGGAATGACGTTGCCTTCGGGCTGTTCGAGTCCCACGCTGCCATAAGCGCCGGCACGGTAAGGATCGCTGAATGCATCAATGGTGTAATGCACTGTGAATACAATCCCATCAGCGGTGTGGCGCTCCATCTGCGCCACGTTCCAAGTGAATACGGTGTCAGCCATGGTGGGGATGGTGGTGAGGGAAGTTTAGAGGGACTGGTGACGTGGACTCGTCAAGTTAGCTTCGCGCAAACTCCCCGTGCAATTCCTTGCGAAGCTTGTCAACGGCAGCAGCAGCGTCTTCGATGCAGTCGAAATAACCGGCTGGATACACCTTGTAGTTCAAGGTGACGCAGCCATACCATTTGTTTTTTCTGCGCATTACTCCTTTGATGCCCGACTTGTTATCAGAACGCTGGCGACGGTTCATACAGTTTTGAGAGTGAGTAGCAGCTCGCAGGTTTTCAATGCGGTTGTCTAGTTGGTCGCCGTTGATGTGATCAATAAATGGAGCCGGCTTGTTTCCGTGCATGGCCCACACAAGACGATGGACGCGATGAAGCTTGTACTGAATCTTGACGCAGATGTAACCGTCACCACTCTTGGAGCCGACAGGTTGCCCCATCCGACGACTCTTGCCAGGCTTCTTCCAGTACAGGTGCCCGTCTCTGTATTCAAAAAGCTCGTTGGCCTCCTCGCACGTCAGGTCGTTAGTGCGAGGGTAAGATCTGTTTGTCATCGTTGTTAGGAACGGTGGCCAGGGGTAGGAGGTGCAAACTCGCTACCCCACAACTATATGCGAGCTAGGGCGAGAGGAGAAGGGGACTACGCGCTTTCAAGAACAGTTAACCGAGCCTCCATTGCTTCGATCTGCTCCTTCTGGCGTTTGATCAGATTCAGAAGGTGAGGTACAAAGCGTTCGTACTGGACGCCTTCAGGTTCAGGAGTGCAAGGCGTTGAAATAGCGGCCCCGTTCTCGTCGTGAGTGATCTCAGTTGTTTTCCAGTGAACAAGGCGAGGATCAATGGCAGCTACTTCTTCTGCAATGAAGCCCCAGTAGCTGTGCTCAGGGCAGTCGTGCTCACAGGTAGAGCGATACCAGACAGGGCGACAGGCCAACAGCGCATCAGCGTATTGATCATCAAGAGTTTCAACGTTAGTCTTGTATTTAATGGATGACGTACTTCTTTGTAGATAACCACTGGAGTCAACATTAACATTGGCGGCATTGCCTGTCGTAAAGGTATAAACTCCGCCGATTGAGGTTAGCCCACCATTGCCAATCCTCATCCTCTCCGTCGGAGTACTTGCCCCATTCGCGCAGGTGTTGAAGGTGAGTAGTGTTGGCATTGAAGTGCCAGATGTCCACGTTCCTCCATCCCTTGCTGCAAGGATTGTGGCAGCGCTATTGGCAGAGTCTTTATCGCCAAAAGTGTAATAACCAAGCTCTTCGCCATCCGCCGGTGTGCTGCCTCGTTGAGCCCTTATGACACCAAAGACAGAGGAGTTGCCAGAGACACCCTGCACCTGAAAGGCAGCATTTGCAGCGGTAGTAGACGTACCAACTAGGAGCTTGCCGGAGCTGTCGACCCTGAGCCTCTCACTACCCTCCGTCGTCACCACAAACCGGCCATCGCTGCCGGTGTCGATGACTTCAGCGGAAGAGTTTCCTTCTTCGATCTTGTCAGTGTTGCCGGCTGCTGTGCTGGCGATGCTGATGCTGCCATCCGCATTTGTGATAGTGATCCCCGTTCCAGCCGTCAGCGTTGACTTGGCCAGCGTGCCATCAGTCTTGCCAATCAGCAGCTGACCATTGCTGTATGTGGTCTGGCCAGTGCCTCCATATCCGGTTGCGATTGCAGCGCCTTGCCACACGCCAGTGCCGATAGTGCCAACGCTGGTCAGGCTCGAGCTAGTCACACCACTACCGAGTGTGGTACTGCTAAGTACCTGAGTGTTATTGATCCGATAACTCTTGCCGCTTGCTAGATCAACGTGTTCGCTGCTAGTCCAGCTGTCGGTGCTGTCGACCCAGTTGATTGTTTTGTTGGTGGTGCCGCGTAGCGTGATGCCGCCACCATCGGCTGTCACATCAGTTGGCGTAGCAACTACGCCCATCTCGATGTTCTTGTCTTCCACCAACAACGTCTGCGTGTCGATAGTTGTGGTGGTGCCATTAACGGTCAAATTACCCTGAATGGTGGCATTGCCTGCCAGGTTCAGGTTGCTCGACCAGCTCACATCAGTGCCATCGGTTGTGATGATCTGATTGGCTGTGCCATTCGCCAGCTTGCTAACGGCAATCTCGGCAGTCGCGCTGATGTCTGCATTAAC